CTAACCCATAGCCTCGAAGAGTGCTGCCGAATACACATTCCCCATACCCGCTGCCAAGCTAAGAACAACGCCTTCAGGAGCAGGGCAGTCACGAGATATAAAAACAGAGTCATCATCCGTTCGGTTGGGTATAGCGGGGATGAAACCTTTTGCCATATCCTCAAACAGCAGACCTGTTTCTAAAAGACCGCTAGCGCTCAAAGTATGTCCTATACGTTGCTTGTACGACGTAGCAATGAACTCGCTTAACGTATTAGTGAGGGCGGTCTTTTCTGCAACATTATTTACCGGGGTACCGGTACCATGCGTCTTAACTACTTTTACCACACTAGCGTCTAATCTGGCTACAAGCAATGCACCTTCTATAGCTTTTATATACCCAGCGCCATCTTCACGTTGACCTAACGGGTTTGTTGAGTTTTCTGAAGCTGTATACGCACCCAAAAACCGAGCTATAGGCGTAGCCATATCAGCGTGCTCAGACTCAAATATGGTTAGTGCAGCGCCTTGCCCAACATGAAATCCGTAGTTGACGTTATCAAATGCGGAGGGCTTGCGTTTGTCCTCATCTTCTAGCAGCAGGCAAGCGTTGGCATCCCCGAAAAACTCAAGGGAAGATATGGATACAGAGTCCTCACCGCTAAGAACGATAACCCTATCAAACCCGTACTGGAATATAAGGTTTTGCATATCCATAAGGACTTTTAAGCTAGACGCACAGGCTGTAGCATCTGTAGCCACATAATCCTCTACACCAAACATAGATGCTATACGGCCAGCAAATATATTGGTCAGGGTTATAAAAGGTATTTTGGTTTTGTAGTGTAGTTCAGCGTCAGGGTTTCTATCATACCGCCCACTAATACCGGACCATCCCTGACTACCGGCAGCAAATAAAAAAGCTGTTTTCCCTTTTACAGGGTTATTTTTTACGTACTCTATTACTTCAGGAGTAATGACCTTATTAAACATTACGTGAGGTGGGTAAGACATACCAGACTTAGATCGGCTATAAGTCTCTGGAAATATGTGCACCCTTTGCGGGTAAGCTATATCATCGTATACAGTAGATTCGGTCGTGGAGGCGGTAACGCAATGCGTCATATATATCACTGCACGTCCCTCATAGCTTCTTCTATAGACTTGGGTTTTCTAGTGCCCCGCTCTTCCGCGTAGGCAAACGCGGCCTCTACAGTATCCCCCGGTATGCTTCTAGCCGCCTCGTCATCTAGACCGTACAACTCCGATACATACATGTGCAGCATAACTATATCGAGACTGTCTAAACCTATATCAGTAAGATTATCGTCTTTTGATGTGGCTTGTACTCCTTCTCCACCAACCACCTTGATTACTTTTACTAGCTCGTTAAAGAGCGCTACATGGTCCATTTTTGCACCTCCGTTAAAGGGACGCTGAATATAACCTGCGGGGGGCTGGTTGGCAATTAGCCCTCCTTAACTCACCTCTAACAGGCTAGCGACAACATGCAGTCTGTTAGCTGTAGCGGCAGTTACTTTAAGTATTTCAGCCGTTTCTATCACTAAGGGAGCGGTCAACAACTCAACAGTACCGTTCGCACCAATAGCTTTCACCTTGAACAGGCTAAACACACTAGAACCGGCAGTAACAGTAGCTGTTATAGTGTCCGCATTACCAGAATCCTCGGACACTAATATAGACTTTACTATAGTTGTGGTTAGACTAGGGCATGTATACAACACGGTTGCATTAGTTGTAGTTAGGTCTACTTTAGCATTTTTGTATGTATTAGCCATTAACTCATAAACCAAGTTAGTGTTTCTGAATAATTATGCTCGGTTTCAGCGTTCCTAAACGCCTCATCTACCTGATTAAAATATATACGTAAGATATTGTTCAGTTGGTCGGCAGATGCACGGTCATAATCTTGAGTAGGCTGCGGAAGGGCAGGAGCGCGGAATATAATATTGTGGGAGGTCATTACCTCCTCCCGTCAGGCCGCATATCCAAGCGGGGGGAACCCAACTGCCACTGCACACCGAGAGCGTCAGATGAAACCTTTACTGCCATTTGGCGTCCTCGCACGCGGATATTAAGTTGTTGTGTAAACTCCTCTACAGGCAGCACTGCGGTTTGTGTTATAGAACCGTAACTTACCCCACCTTCTGAAGCTGGATCAGTATAACCCGCCCCAGAGTTCTTAAGGGGGTACAAGGTCATAAGCGCTGCGGGAGAGATAACTGTAGAGCCGTCAAAGGTGATATCGGGAAGTACACGCCACACAAACGAGAATTTATCCCCGTCATCGAGGTCAAACTCCCCAGACGTAATGTGCGCGTCAATAGCCGCTGCAACGGCAGTCTCGTTATCGTCAACACCTTCTTCATGGTTAACTAAGTTATAGCTGTACGTAGCAGCAAGGGGGCGGGTTCTAGTACCAGAGTCAAGCCATGCTGTGCGAGCTAAGTTACCGTAATACCACACTTTTTCTAGGTAGTTGTAGACAACATAACGATCAACAGTTGTTGAGTTTTTCGAACAGTAGAACCACCAAATTTCATGGAACTCTTCGTTAGTACCGCCGTGCACCTGATTATACTGTAACTCGTTAAAATCATTAAATATGTAACGGCGTAAATCACATGGGAGTGTTTGCGTACGCCCATCGTACATGTAAAACTTATCTTTACCCATCCAATAAGATACGCCGTTAGCGTACGCTACAGTATTTTGGGAAGCTATAGATATGTTTTCGCCCACAAGTTGAGCGCCCCACACCGCTTGGCCTCCAAGATACTGCAGGGAGTATAAAGATGAGTCAGTCCATACAAGAACTTCCTGCCTAGACTGGCTAGCAGTTACGATCTGAGTGCCGTTAGATAGCCGTAATGACCCCGCTTGATTAATAGCGGCAGGGGTCCAATTAGTAATATCTTCCTGATCCGACCACCTAATAAGCATAGGGTCTTGTGTAGCCGTGCCTATTGTATTTGCACCGAACGCAAACGCAAACCTACTTAGATCAGATACTAATATGTAGTTTTGTATCGTAGGTACATCAGAAGCCCCCGCTAAAGTGGAGATGTTAACCCCACGAGCAGTAATACCGGAAGATACGTCCCAATAGTAAAAACTACCACCACGGGGGCCAAAAACTAAATCTTCACCGAAATTAGACTGGCTCCACAACCGCATAGGTGATTGACTAGCAGTACCTACACCCCAAGTGCCAGACCCCCACGGACCTGCACCCCAACCGTTTATAGGTATAGCGACAGCATTACCAACACTTATTTGATATGCAGCGGTTACACTACCCCCACCGTTACCAGTATCAGACGCATTCGCAGTAGCTGTAGCGGTAATAGTATAGGTGTTTGAGGTGGGTACGGTTATAATCTCGTATTCAGCGTTAAGCACAGCAGCAGTAATAGTGCCCCCTAACGTAGCCGCCCCGCTAAACGTAACGAAGTCCCCCACGGAGGCACCATGTGTAGAGTCTGTGACAGTTATAGTAGTCGAACCATTAGCAGCCGCAAACGTAGCTGCGCCAACCGTAGTGGCTCTAATAGGAGTAATATCGTAATATACTCCGCCAAGCTCTAGATAGAACTTAAGGTTGGTGCCCACCCCTATAAAATTCTGACTACCTAGTGTAACCCACGATAATAACGAACGGCATACGCCTTGAAACGTATTAGAAGATAGCCTTTGCCAACCACCAATTTTCTCTGGGTAGCCTTGCCTAAAACGCACTTTATCACACTCATACCAACCTGTTTCGTTAGTATAGCGAGTACGTTCTCGGTTTACGCCGGGCCTTAATGCTAACTTCTTAAGGGGCATCTAAGTTACTCCAAGGAAACTCCGAATATAGGGAGTGTAGTTACTGTTATAGCTATACTACGTTTTAACTGTAATGAGTTACCACAATCTGAGCAAGTGTCAGCTTCAAGCTCAGCTTCATCTAAATCGAAGCCACAACCCGCGCAAACTACTTCTATTTCATGTGCTGGCTCTATTGCACCTTCTGCGTTTACCGCAGCAACATACTTAGCTTTCATTTTATACCCTCTAATCGCCTAGCGTGGCGTTCTGTTCTATTTGTGGTCTGCCGATATAAGTTACTATCACGCAACTGCGCTGCCGCCTCAGACCAATCTTTAACCTCAACAGCGCCATGGTGTAGCTTGAACCGCTGATAGCGTGGCAAACCAAGCTGGAAGCATAGGCTAGCAATTACAATCCGTGCGTCATCTGGCAACTCATCGAAATCAGGCTGCAGCCAACGCGCATCTTTTAGCGCTACACTGACATCCTGATTGTACAACTGCGTCACCCGCGCCTCGCTAATTTCGGTGCCAATCGGCCATCCATACTCCCGGTCTGTTTCGACCAGTAAATGCCCTATACCGCAGGTCGGATTGCCCATATGATCTTCGTAAATTTCATGCACGATGCCCTCGTCCTGTTCCAAAACAAGACGCAAGCTTTCTTCAAAGTTCATGCGGTTTTCCTTACAGAAACTAGATAACAAAAAACCGCCGCCGCAATACCAGTAAGTGCGGCCTCAGCCAGTTGCGGCCCGAAATGTGTTGGATGGATCGCAATGTCTGCGGCCATCGTGACCGCGCCGGTCAATAGCGCGTCCGTTGTTTTGTTGCGTTTGC